ATTTTGCGCCATCGATGTGATGACCCATTCTCTGTCAGTGCGCTTGTCATTAATAGTAATTCCTTTGCTGATGAAAGCGCCAGGCTTTGCACATTGAACCATATCGCGCATTGATGTATTTGATTGATGCATCTATCTGCCTATAGCCATCGAGGTTGCGATACCACTTAGACCTCATCTGTCCTAGTCCGTAGTGGCTACCATTCTTAGCATTGACATTCCATCGTGACTCTTTGCTAATGATGTCCTTGAAGCACATAAACTCATTCCATTCAATAATCCTAGAATGTGCATATAGCTTGTAGTGATCAATGCTCTTTGCTTGTGCGGGTTGCATCTGTATTGAAAGCGCGGCTATGAAAGAGCAAAGCACTCCCCAAACCACCAGTCTCCTTAGCGAGCTACACGGCCACAGCCGCTCGCTTGCAGAGCTGGATGGTAGCAAGCCTGTCAAGGAACTTAAGTTATCCACAGAATTTTGAGCGCCTTGTCGGCGTGTTATCCACAGGTTATCCACAGGCCTCATTGATGACCCCATCCGTCACCCTTGAAGTGTATGGGTGTCACCTGATAAACCCTAGACATGATGATCGTGCAGTTATCGCAATTTGGAATTGGATAAATGTCATTGATGCCTGCCGATACTGATTTAACCTGGCTACACACATCGCATCGATATTCATAAATCGCCACTGTACGCAGTCTCCTTATCTAGTAGCACCACACCCATGACACCGCAGCTATTGCACTCCACCACCTCGACATAAGGTGGCAGGGTGTCAGTGACCTTTCGGACTGTGTGATTTGTCAGCTTCTTTTCGACCCTGCACTCATATTTGATTTGCATAGATACTCCTTGAGAAGTTGGCCATAGGGTGCAAATCCTGTTGGCCTATCCACCATGAGCCATCACTACGCTGATGCGATGGTCTACGGGCTACCGATACGGGAATCCATCCACATATCCAGTATTTTGGCATTGATCCTGTGACCAGGATTGCCACATCTTCCTTGCGGTCAAGCTCTGAAAGAATGAGCGACCCATTTTGCCACTTTGTCCATTTGACCTCGATGTTATTGCCCACATCAGCCTTGAGCTTGAAATTGTCAGCTTCTAGGTTAATGGGCTTTCTAAAGTATTTGGCCACAGCTACTTCAGCGCCATAGGCTTCACTTTGTTGCATGACAAATGCTGGGAAGTTTAACCGCTCTCTATCATGCTGATGATTCCGCTTGATAGTCACGCCTTCCCACTGCGGGATATAGTCTATTGCACGCCTTAGCCCGGCCTTTGTGACCGCGACCTGCGTGGCGTTATCTAAATGAATTGGAATCATTTGCACACCTTGCAGCTGAAAAATATCGCTTGCCCATCGGCTTTGGTATATGAGCCTTCACTGATGGGGATACGCCTGTCGCATTTATCGCACTGATCCCATTGCGGGATGATTTCTACATATCCCATCAGATACGCTCCTTCCACTTGCCATCGCTACCTAGCACCATCCACTGCGGTGGGCATTGCTGGGCTTTGGTCTTTTCGGTGCAGAAGTATGCGCCCCAGGCTTTGCCATTCTTTTCGCCCGATTTCCAAATCATGTGGCCATGCTTACAGATAGGCGCTTCAGCTTGTAGCTCACCGCCCAGCTCATCCTTGATTTGCTCCACAGCTGTTTTGACTGTGGTGAAGCCATCTTCCCAAATTGGTTTAGCCCAGGGATCATCCTCGACAAATGCTTTTGGCATTGTTTCGACCTGCTCCATGTTTTCGCGGCTAGGCTTTTCTTCACTTCCTAGTACCACGCTGGCGCACCTTCCAATGGCGCTGCTTACTGTGTCCTCGACATACCAGCGCTTCATTTGTGGATTGTAAGCACCGACCATTCCATGTGCGTAGTCGATAGCCGCTGGCTTCTCATCTTCATAGCGGCGATAAATGCGGCACTCAATGAGAATGTAACCCTTTTCAGAATTCCAGTCGATGATCGATGTCTCGATGCGATTGGTCGGATAGGTCGCGTGCAGTCTCTGAACCTTTTGATTGACTGTCTCGTAATTGTCCAGGAATCCCATTAGCGCACCGCCTTGCGAGCTGCGATTTTGCCTCGGATAAATCCTTCGCGCTTGCCTTCTTTAAGGCCTGCGGTATAACCGAATGTAAAGCCGATTGCGACCCCTATAAGTAGCCACATAGCCACTTCACCTATTGAATACATTTTTGCTCCCGTTCAGGGGGCTACTGTGCTTCGCTCCCTGCCTTAACTGTGGGGCATGGGTGCGGGATGGTCAAGAATCCTGCGTGTTTTTGGGCGTGTCGTTTGGCTTTTCGTGCGGTTTATCCTTTAGGCCATTTGATGCCAGCACTGAACCCAGTGCGCCTGTGAGGAATACTGTCAGCGTGGTCAGAAGCTCGATGAAAGCACGATCGTTTGGCGCTTGTGCGCCGATGGGCTGTGTCACGAATATAAGGGCGTACAGCATCCCCATGACCGACATGGCAAAGACCAAAGCCAGGCATACTCCGATGAATACGATAAGGCGAGCCTTAAGCTGCTCATTTGTCAGTCTGCGGTGTGACCTGTCCTTCAAGTTCATCTCCGTATATGTCTTGAGTGCAGACTCCCGTACTTAAACACTCTGGTGGATTACATTCAGGCTTTTGCCAGTTCTCGAACTCCTGGCAGGGATACCTCACCCATCCGTCATATCTGCCGCAGCTAGATAGCCCTATCGAAAGCGATAACCATAGGGCTACCCAGTGCGACCTTCGGATCACTTCCCCTGGATACCGAAACCTGTGTCATTTGGATTAAGCCAACGCACGATGACAGGCAGCACAGCTGCAAGCCCTGCACTAGCGATGGCCTTTGGGTCAGTAACCCCAGCCATATAAACGGCAACTGATGCCGCTAGGAATGAGCGCGCCCATGATGCGGCCATTGCTTTGATGTTTGTCATTTCTTTGCACCCTTCTTGAGTAGCTTCTTTTTTGGTGCAGCTTCAGGTACTACCACCGCAGGATATTCACCCTTGAATGGCACATATTTAGGCCGACCAAATCCCACGATTTCCTTGCCGATGGTGCGCTGTTTAATCATCACCATGCCGCCATTGCGTTGATCGCCAGTTCCTGATGTGTTGCCCTCGATGCAGGTGATGACCTTGCCATCGATTGCTGCCACGATGCCCACATGGCTAATACGATCGACCCCATCATGCGGGAAGTCCATGAACGCATAATCGCCTAGCTGTGGCACTTCATGCCAGCGGCCTAAATCCTTAAATTTGTGTGCGCCTGTAGCTGTGCTAACTACCGATGGCGCTTTGACTCCAGCTTGTGCCAGTACCCAGTTGCAGAATGAACCGCACCAGGGTAGGCCGTTGGCCTTTGTGAATTCTCCATATTTGGTCAGATTGTCAGGCACTTCGACATAGCCAACCTCACCCAAAGCAATTGCAATTGCCTGGGGTGCTGTGCCGACTGGGTATGTCATCCGCGTAGGGCTGCGATTTCTTCAGCTGTTAAGCCGATAGCTTCGAGCTTTGTGACAGCTGAAGCGGCTGCGGCAGATTTTGCAGCTAGTCGCTCAGCTTGCCATGCTTCAACTTGAGCAAATCCATCTTCGTATTGCTTTTTTGTAATTGCTGGCTCTTTACCAAACCAGTCAATATCTTCATATTTGTCACCAACGATTGCTAATTCGACACCAGGGCAAAGCATTGAAAGAACTTCTCCGGGATTAATCATTATGCACCTATTTCCATGAGTGTAATTGAACTGCGGCTGCTATTCGCTCCGACATAAACGCCATCATTGTTGAAAAGGCTTTTCATTTGCATTTTGTAAGTTGTCGCGGATGTGGTCGCTGGGCTGTCTAGATAAGTAATGCCGATTGATCCGATATCGTTGAGACTTATAATGCTATTTGTAAAAGCGGCATAAGTTGATACTGCGCTTGCAATAACTGTTGAACCTCTAAGCAATTGAGTGCTGAGTGCAGTATTTGTATTTTGATTATTTTTACCGCAACCATTTTGGAAAACTGTTACAAGAATCTTGCTTGTAGAGCTTGTTGGGGTAATAGACAAAGTAAGGTCTGTGTCTGTAAATGTGCTTGATTGGGTATAAGCACCTGTTGTGCTAGTAAAGTTCACAACCTGCAATACCTTGCCGCCACCACCAGCGGTTGCCCATTTTAGGCCTGTAGCTGTGGATGAATCAGCTGTCAAAACTTGTCCATCTGTACCTACTGCTAATCTTGCAGGTGTGTCGGCTGCACTGGCAGCAATTAAATCGCCTTTGGCATCCACAATTGCATTTTGGATTGCATTTGAGTCATCTTGTGCAACCCATGAAAAGTCTAAATCTGTGCCTGATGCTTTTGCTAATACCTGGCCAGTAGTGCCACCTTTTAGATCGACAAATGATGTGTCGATGCTATTGCCCAGCGTGCGAATGGCGGCAGCGCCATCTTTTACCAGGTCGGTATCGTCAGGCGTTTCCCAGCTAAAGTTTGTAGTCGTTGCCATATTTGCTCCTTATGCCACTATTGTGGCGCTATTCCAGTCAAGTGTATTTGATAGTGTGTTCCATGTCTCTGCGACACTTACATCATCCCATTGCATAGATTGCAAGCTGAACGCTGTAGGTGACACATTGAGTGTGATGTCAAGGCGGTTATATCCAGCCCTAAATGACCAGCCCTCGACAAATCCCTGGAAACGACCATTGACCATATTGGCTGGCAAATCTGTGATGTCGAGTGGCAAGCCCATGAACACATTGAGAAGCGAGTCGCGGTCGCTATCATCAAGTTCAGAATTGCCCAGGGTAAAGGTAATTGACTCAAATACATCTTGCGGATAGGCGCGAATCCCTAGATAAAATTCTGCCTGCGCTGTGGCATCGTAATCATTTTCTAGTGATGTGGTGATGTTTTCGGCTTGCGATCCATATTGGTCAATTGAGGCTTGGTCTAGGGCAGACTCTTGCTGGCCGTTTTTATAGGTGATGGTCACGCTATTGCGCAAATCGCCCAGGCGGCGAATAGTGCGAATCCCACGCGATAGGGCATGGTTGCCACTTAGCATCGTGTAGCCATTATCGGCTAGATAAGTGCTGCGGTGGGTTGAATCTGCATAGCCGATGCGGCCTTGTGCATCCTCAAATAAATAGCCCAGCCCTGAAGTGGCCAAAGCTGCCACAAGCGAATACATATCAGTGGTCGAGCTTGAACGCGCTGCCAGCTCATAATTGCCAGGGCGGTCAATATCGCCCAGCCCTGAATTTTCTGCATTTGCCCAGGTAGTTGTAGGATCATAGGTTGCCCAGGTCAGAGCCGCTGGCACTTCTGCCCAGGTGCTAAATAGGGCAGCGCTCAAAATTGTGTAAATCTGATCGCCATCAAAGTCTTTTGACAGCACGCCCTCGGTCAGCGTTTTGGTTAATTTGGCCAGTGATCCTAAAGCTGTAATTCGGATTGATTCATTGATGCCGCCTGTGCCAGTTGATGTGACTTCAACCTGCGAATCGGTAATGCTGCCGCCAAAGATATTGACAAATGTGCCTGTCGAATCCTTGACCTTGATTGATAAACCATCATTGACATCGATGGTGATAGGGGTCAAATCCAGGTTAATAATTTCAATATTGGCATATCCAGCGCGGGGCTGGCTGTAAATATCTGTGCGGCCTGAACTGATAGTCAGATTGGATAAAGTGATGTTTGTGTAATCAACGCTGTTGATGCTCAACTGCCATTCGGGTGTCCACTGGGTCATAGCTTGTACGCCTGCGCCCCTAGACCACCGCGATAATATGAAGTGTTGATGACATCGACTACCGCACGCGCCACGCCTTCAGGATCACCAGCCACGCCGATATTCACATTGTTGGTCACATAGCTTGCAGGTGCGCCACCCAGGGTGGCAGTAGGTGTGAAGGTTTCAGGTCGGTATCCCGCAGGTGCGCCACCGATAGTTACTGTCGGCACAAGAGCCTGGCTTGATGCCGCAACCGCTGCCGATGCTCTTGCAGCTGAAGCCGCCCCACTAGCTGCGCCCGATACTGAAGGCGTGGTCACTGATGGCATACCAGGGATTGATGGCATTGATGGGCTGGCAACTGATGAGCTGGATACGGATGGAATGCTCAAAGTTGGCTTGCTAATTGTCGGAATGTTAGGCAATAGCGGCACTGCGTTATAAGCTCGAATAAGCGCATTGATGCCATCGATAGCCCCACCGATAAGGCCGTTGATCACTTTAATAACACCAGCAATGACATCGATGACACCCGCTGCAATTTTGCCTACCACCTGCAAAGCACCGCCCAGCACTGTGCCTACCACTGGGGCTAGATATTGAGCAATGTAGCCGCCGAATTCCTTGAATGAATCTAGGTTATCGCCGATGGCGTTTTTGACATAGCTAAATGCTTTGACAAGGCCATTGATGATTGGCGTAAATATATTGCTGATGATTTGTCCAGTGGTTGCGATTACGCCACCCAGGCCGTTGCCTTTGCCGGAAAATGATGCTGTAAATTCTTCAACTATAGGAATCACTCGATCAGATATGAATTTGGCTAATTCTAAAACTATTGGCAGCAAAGCTGTGCCGATGGTGGTTTTGGCGTTTTCAAGCTGCGCTGTCAAAATACGAGTGCGGTTTGCTAGGCCATCGGATGTACGGGCAAAATCGCCTTGAGCTGCGCCAGTCTGCTCAAATATAAGAGCTTGCGCCGCCAGCACTTTTTGCTGTGGAGATAAGGCTTGTTTGGTAGTGGATATGATTCCTAGCTCCAAAGCCTTTTGGCGCATTGAAGCATCATCAAGCAAAACGCCATAAGCTCGCAAAGGTTCAGCTTCACCGCGTAGCGCAGCGCCGATGGCGTTGATTGCTTGCTCGGGTGAAGTGTTATTGAACGATGCTAAATCTGAAGATAATTTAACAAAGTCGATTGAAAATCTTGAAAGGTCTTTGCCTGATAATCCTGCCGCCTTGCCAAATGTAGCAAATGTGGCAGCTGCATCAAGCGCCTGTTGCTTTGTCTGACCTAACGATGAAGCTGCTTCGGATGCAAATTTTTCGATTTCCTTTGATGTGCTGCCAAATAGGACACCGACTTTTGAGATTGTCTCCGATAGGTCGGATGCAGCTTTGACCGAATCGACACCGATTTTGATGGCCATAGCGCCAGCGGCAGCGGCCGCAGCTGCAAGTGCAGCTCCGACAACCTTGCCAGCTTTACTCATTTTATCGCCGAAAGTCTCGACATCTGAAGTTGCGGCTTTGAGTGATTTATTTAGGTTATCTACATCGCCCAGGATCGTGAGCTTAAGGGTTCTACTGCCTGCCATTAATCGAACCTCTTAACTATCTCGGAAAATCCTTCTTCCCATCGTCTGATGATTTCAGGCTGAACACTGCGCAAAGTTGGATATATCCACCATCCACGCGAACCACGACCCTCACGACCAGACCATACTGGGAACTGCTTATATTTATTCGAGCCAAATTCTGACCCGCCCCAAAGGTCACGAGTGGTTGCACCACCGCTGAATTTTTGCGCTGCGAATCCGTAGGAGATTTCGCCGAACTTGGATGATTTAGACACTTTTGAGCCGTCAGCGATTCGAGTTGATACCTTTGGGATGGATCGCGCCTGGCGTGCTGCACTCTTAACCTTATCCGATACAAATTCAGCGAGCGCGCCTGATTTGGCTTTTGCTTGCTCAAGTGCTTCATCATCCATTGCCTTGAAGCTGCGAGCAATGGCACGAAGTTCAGCCTTGTCATAGCTGATGCCCTCACTTGCCATTTGCTCGCCTCTCCAAAATCTCCTGAACTGTCAATAAATCTTCGGCAGTCTGAAATGCCGATGTCGGTAAGCCTGTTGAGATTGCCAGCTCCCAAAGGGTTCGGCTTAGGCTTCCGACTGGGTAGCTTTTGGGTCTGACTTTTCCACTTCGATGTTTGAGACTGTTTCTGTCCAAATATCGATTGGCTTTACAGGCTTCCCAGCTGCTTCGCGCTTCATAGCGTGATATGCCAGGAATATAAGATCACTTAAGCCGATACCTGTGTCGGCATTGCTAATGATCTTGCCTGTGGTCTTTTCCCACTTTACCCATTCAGGTAAGCCAGCCACATAAGTAACTGACTCACCTGAATTGTATTCAATTGTGATTGGTAGTTTCATTTTTGCTCCCGTTCTTAGTTTTAGCTAAATGTCTCGGTTGGTGTTCCCACGACTGTGAATGACAAGTCCACTGTCTGCGCATCAGGTGCAGTACCGCCCACTGCTGGGAATACTGGCATCACATTGAACGCAAAGACCGCGCCCGATACAGCTGTCAGCGATACCGCCAAAGTGGTATTCGGTGCAGTTTCGCACGCAGTCCAAAGGGCTTCGCATAGCGATCCTGAAGCGCCCCAGTCTGCAAGCATTGACACATCAAATGTCCATTGGTCATCGATGTGCTTGTATGCCTTGCCATCAAGGGTTTGATATGTCTCGATGGTTGGTGAGTTTGCGAGTGTTGCGCTTGTTGCCTGCGCATCGTAGTTAGTGCTCGCGATCGTTAGGACTAGATCGCGACCCGTAATGATCGTTGTTGGCACTTTTGCTCCTTAGCTTGTTTGAGTATAGGTCGTAGATACATTGATGTCGGCTGTAAGCATTGTGCTTGCACCGACTTCTAATGGGGTTGGACGATCTACATTTCCAACCACATATCCCGCAGGTATAGCTGCAAGAATTCCCATGATGAGCTGCTCCAGGTTATCCAGGGATGCAGGGTTTGAGTTATATGCCACGATGGCAGTTATAGTGAAGTTCACTTTGACTTTGATGACCGAACGCCCGATGAGTTGTTGTTCCAGGTAGGGCGATGATGGCACGATGACGATTGCTGGCGGGATTGGCGATTCAGGCACATATCCGTAGCTTGTGGCAGCTAGTGAATTAAACGCGGCCGCCAGTGTTGATCGTGTGCCAGCCAAAGTCGATGCTGGCATTTACTGCACCACTGTCTCGACATCGAGGAATGGCATGAGCAAAGTTGATACGCGGTTGGTCAAGCTGCGACCCATTCTGTATGGGGTGCTGGCAAAATCCACGCCTTCGATTTGGCCGCCAGCTGCTACGCGTGATTGGAATACTTCGACCGATACCGCCAGGATGGCTGATTCGATTGCATCGTTGCCTGCATAAATTTGAGCGGCTGAATAGCCTGAAAGTGTGGCTGTGCCAGCTGGGATGATGTCGCGCACTGTCACATCGGCGTTTGTGATTGCAGCTGTGAAGTAATAGCGATTGTTCATCGCATCGGTGTTTGTGTGCTTGCCTGTGACTGTCACTGTCGCGCTAAATGGCGCTGGAAGCCCGGCAACGATGACAGATTGACCCGCGACAAAATAATGCTGGCGCTGGGTGTAATAGGTAGCGACATTTGCTGTCAGCTTGTATGCATTGACCGCTGAAGTATTAGCGACCAGCATTGGCAAAATTACTGCCTCGCTAGTGTTGATGATTTCGTTTAAGTAATCGTTACTGTATAAGGATTCACTCACGCCCAGCACTGATCGCAACTGTGCGGCTGTGACTATGCTGGGCATGAGTGTTCCTTTCGTTCGGCTCGGCCAGCACGGGAGCGCACTGGCCGATGATTAGTTTGGGCGATTAAGCCTTGTTATTCTTGAACGCGCCTGCACCGATCTTGGTTGCGATTGCGCCATATCCGTACATCATCACGCTGATTTGACCTGTAGCGATGACATCTGCGCGGAGCTGATAGGTGCTTCCCTCGTACCATGTGTAGGCATCAGGATTGACGATAAGGATTGATCCATCTGTGTCAGTTCCAGCAGCTGTGTTCGCTGTGACATAAAGATCAAGTCCTGCAATGTTTCCACGCACTGATGTAGGTGTAACTACGCCGCCAGCGTTTGATGGCTGTGATGCGTTGTAGATTGGTCGGCCTGAATCATTGAGTGTCATTACATTTGACCACTGTGATGTGTTCATAATGATATTGCGAGCAAATCCCTGTGTGCCTGCATAAACTGATGCAGCACCGCGAGCGATAACTCCTAGAAGTTCCGCAGCTGTTGGATATGTTGTAATTGTTGTGCCATCAGCTGTTGCGCCAGCGATAAGTGCAGCGTTCACCGCTGTATCTGTTGCCTTTGCATATTGTGCAGCCATGTTGCGCATTAATTCATCGATAAATGCTGGTGATGAGCGGTCGAAAAGTTCTACGCTGAATGTTTGAGCGCCCGAATACTTCTTCACGCTTACGCTCAAGAATTCAGAATTCTGATCGACATCTGCAACTGTGCCGCCTTCATCTTCAACTGTGACTGATGGAAGCTGTGTAATCTTTGGAAGTTCAAAGCTCATGCCAGCATCAGGCAATGTGCCGCGGCTGATGGCATCGATGTTGCTTCTTGTCGAATTAGCAAGGCCATTGATTACAGTTGTGAGCTGGCGTGTGGGTACGAGACCTGCATTGTCAGTGGTATCACTTGCTGCGGCAATGTATGAGCGTGCTTCTTCTGATCCGAGTGCTGCGCGAATGTTCATTTCGAGCTGCTTGCCAGCTGAAAAGTCCAGGCGTGGCTTTGTGTATGCAACTGCGTGTGCAGCTGCGGTGATTGACTTCGCGGCTTCGACCGACTCTACGGCTTCCGCGTTTGTGACGGCGTTTTCCACTTCGTCTCCTTCTGTTGGTTGGGTTTCTTCTGCATCCTCGGTGGATTCAGAAATTTCTTCATCGCCTTCTGTAGCTGCTACGCGCTCAACGCGTGCCGCATCAAAAGCGGGGTTATGTGTGAGTGCAACGCCTACGAGCTGGGCGGCGCTAACTACCATCGTGCCATCCTCGTTATAGGCAAAATCTGTCGCTTCAGCTTCTACTGAAAAGCCATCGCGCAAGCCATCCATCGCTTCGACAAGTGCATCAGTGCCAGCGGATGTTTGGCTAATCTTAAATGTTGCGGTCATGCCAGTTTCATCGGCAGACATCTCAAGTGTGCGACCGATAGGGCGCGCAGAATCATGCTCCAGGTTGAGCTTTACAGAAGCTGGCTCGATTGAACCTGCCTTGAATAGCACTTTGCCAGTTGATGCATTTGCAGCTACATCAAAAGCCACGATCTGCCCTGTGATGGTGCGTGATTCTGAATCGGCTGCGGTGATGCGCATAGGTGTTGTGATTTTCATAGGAGCAAGTCCTCTTCCTCTCTAATTTCTTCGACCGACATTGCGCCGATACGATTGAGAATTTCATAAACCTGCGCGCGCTCCAAAGGATTGCCACGCAAGAAGTCATCGACATCAAATCGGACATCTGTACCCGCTGGCACAAAATCCGCAAAACTCATTCGCTGTTCCAGCACTGTCATGTAATTTCTAAAAGCAAAATCCACGAGGTCGCGCCTTTTATCCAAAGCGTTGCTGTATGTGAATGTGGATTGCTGTGCATCTACAAAGTAGGCAGGCACGCCAGTGGCGCGCGCTAATTCTAAAGCCACATAGTTGCGCGCTTCATTCAACTGAATTGATTTAGGATCAAAGCCCAAAGTCTCAAGCGTTACATCTGCATTGAGGAACGCAGTAGATTTATTTGCACGCGCTGTGCGCCAGGATGATAGAAGCTTTGCAACGCGGTCGGCCGGCAACGATGTGCCATTGGATTTTAATACCATTTGAGGAATTGGCTCGACTGCAAAATTCATTGCAGCTTTTTCGAGTGCCGCCGCAGCTTTGATGGTACGACCTGCACGCGCAAGTAGCCCCTCTGATTCGCCAGCAAATACCACAAGATTTTTCGGATCAACGAGAACGCCATCTACATAATATGCGGTGACTTCAGTGCCATTTGCGTTTGTTTGTATGCTTACGCGTTCAGGGGCGATGCGCTCCATCGAGCGGATTCTTCCTGTGTCAGCATATCTATCAGTTGCGTATGCATACGCTGTAGGGTGGAAAAATAAATCTGAAATTAACCACGCCCAAAATACTGATCCTGCAATTCGTGGGTCAGGTTGATTGATAACGCGTGGTGCTTGCACCTTTTCGCCTGTAGCAATATCGCGGCAGTGCATTGGTAGCGATGCAACTGTCTGAATGATGCCCAGTGATCGAGCGATGGTTGGCACTGTCATTGCTTCAGCGCGTGATGCGCTAGTTGCAGTTATTGCAAAAAATGGCGAGGCTTCCGGATATAACGGCGCAAGCGAAGCCTCGACATCATTGACTTGAGCTGGAACGGCAGCCTTCGTCAATTGTGGTACAAAAGCATCGAAAAATCCCATGCCCAAATTTTAATAAGTGCGTAGCAATTAACCCACCATGATGTCAAGGTCTGTCTCTGGGCGTGTCGCAAAGTGTGTCACGAGTGCAGTGGCCACACTGGCGCACACTGCGGTAGCGCTCGCCCGTCTGCCTATTACCCAGCCGCCATCGCCCCTACGCAGCTGAACGGCCGACAGCATTTGTGCAGTCAGTTCAGGATTTGGCTTATAGTGAAGCCGACCGCTATTGATCGCGCCCAGCATTTCATCACAGGCCTGTGGGTAAGCCGCATCCATGTCAAAGATTGCGATACCCGCTGGCGCAAGCCTTGCAGCCACCGCCCCAGCTGTGCGCCGCGAGTAAAGCACATATTCGAGCGGATACTTTCGAGCATAAGCCGCCAGGTCATTGGCAATTGCCTTATCATCGAGCTGCAACTGATTTTCCCAGGTATGTAACAATTTGATACCAAAAGTCTCATCGCCCAGCTTCTGCGCTCCGACCAGGGCGGCAAATTTTCTGTCAGGCGATAGGTCGATTCCCAGCCAGGTTGATTTTTCTTCATCGAGGTCAAAGTCAGGGTCAGCACAGGCAGCCCACTTATTTGAGTCCACACAGCTCTGAATCGATTGAACCCATCTACAAAGTACCTCGGTCTGCACCACATCAGGTGGATCGTTAAACACCGCGCGGATATTGTCAGGGTGGATGGTGATGCCCAGGGCTGGATTGCTATAGGCCGCATTTTCCATAGTCACATCATCGGTCGGTGCGCTCCACTCAAAATAGCCGATGTCATCAGCTGCGCCCCCGATAGCCTGCATCGCGCGCTGTCTAAATTGGTTCAGCACAATGCTCGCGGCATCGCCTGCGTTGGTATAGCTGATGATCATAGGATTCTTTGCAGCCATCAAGGTATATCGCAGCGATGCAAATGATTCCAGGTCAGTCATTTCGCGCAGCTCATCCAGGTGGATAGTTTCAGGCTTTGATACACCGCGAGCCGCTGAACCGCCCGCCTTAATGATGAAACGAGTGTTCATATTTGTCTCAATTTCTTCGCTGCCGTGACTCCACCTGATTCGCTTGACTTGCTTCGCCAGGTAAT